CTATGGCATCCCCGGATCGCGTCATAAATCCAGGGAAGAGGCTCGCTGACGCCCGTGGTCAAGACATGGTGCTCAACGACGGCTACACGCAAGGGGCCGTTCGTATCCACAAGGATAGCATCGTCGGTGCCAGCTACCGGCTCAACGCCAAGCCGGACTATCGGGTCATCTGTGGTACGGATGCCAAGTGGGCGCAGGAATGGGCCGAGGACTACGCGGCCGTGGCTGAGAGCCGGTTCAACCTGGCGGCCGAGAGCGAAGATGGGTGGTTCGACGCCAGCGGTCAGATGACCTTGACGGGTATGCTCCGCCTTTGGGTTGGCGCGTTCTGCTATACCGGAGAGATCATCGGCACGTCTGAATGGGAAGACAGCGACCCCACAAGGCCCTTCAAGACCGCGATCCAGATGATCTCACCGGACCGCCTCTGTAATCGTGATGGCTTGCCGGACGGTTACGATCCCCGCAGCGGAGCGAAGCTATCCCGTGGCGTTGAGATGGACCGTAAGAACAAGCCGATCCGCTTCCACATTCGTCGAGGGTACGAGGCTGACTGGAACTACCGCGATCTCGATAAATGGGACATCATCGAGGCGCGCAAACCCTGGGGCCGCCGTCAGGTGATCTTCGTTCGTGACCCCAACATGATCGACCAGACGCGCGGGATTTCGGAGATGACTGCCGCGCTGGCGCACTCCAACATGACGAAGATATATTCGGAACTGACGATCCAGAAGGCCGTGCTCGATGCCAGCTTCGGCGCGGCTGTCGAGTCCGAAATGCCGAATGCCGATGTGATCGCGGCCATGGGTGGCGGACAAGACGGCTATCTGAATGCAGTTGGTCAGTACATGTCGATGCTCCAGGAATTTTTGGGAGCCAGCGAGAACATCGCAATCGACGGTGTGAAGATGCCGCATCTCTTTCCAGGCACCAAGCTCAACATCCTACCGATGGGCACACCGGGCGGCATTGGAAGTGACTTCGAGGATTCATTGATCCGTAAGCTGGCGGCCACGTTCGGTGTCGGCTTCTCGGAGATGAGTCGCAACTTCTCCAAGTTCAACTATTCCGGCATCAAGGCAGAGATGGCGCTGATCGAACGCACCATGAATGCCAAGAAGAAGTTCGGTGCCGACCGCGCAGCGACACAGGTCTATCAACTTTGGGCCGAAGAAGAGATTGCGCAGGGCAACCTGCCCCTGCCACGCGGCAAGAACCGCACGGATTTCTACCGGCCGCTCATGAAGGACGCCTACACGCGGTGCTCGTGGATCGCCTCCGGCCGTGGTCAGGTGGACGAACTGAAGGAGACGCAAGCCGCGATGCTCCGGATTAAGTCCGGTCTTTCAACCTACGAAGACGAAGCGGCAAAACTCGGCCGCGACTGGCGGGAACTGGCGGCGCAGCGCGCCAAGGAAGAGCGAGTGTTCATGGACTTGAACCTTCCTTTCTCGCTCGACGCACAGCGGGCCGGGAACAACGAAGCACGCAACACCATGCAAGGCGGCAAGGCAGGCGCAGGATCGAAGGGCCAAGCCACCGAAGCGGACGATGAGGACGATACGGATGAGTAAAGCCCGCCGAAGCAATAGCAACATCAGCATGGAAGCTCTGTCCCGCATCGACTCGCGGGACATGCTGATTCTCCAGGACACGTCCGCCAAGGTCATGTCCGACTTGACGCGGTTCTACGAGACCGACGCCGCGATTCAAGGCGCAGCATTGGAAGTTGCTTCGCGTGAGTCACTGGAGTCAGCTTATGGCTTCAGCCCGCGAGACGAAGAGGACCGCAAGCCGTTCGTGTACCAGGACGGCGTGGCGGTCATCCCGATTCACGGCACGTTGCTCAACCGGTGCAATTGGTCGTGGGGTTTCGTGACCGGATATCAGTATATCCGCCGAATGCTCAATCTGGCTTTGGATGACGATGATGTCGAATTGGTTGTCTTCGATATAGACAGCCCTGGCGGCGAGGCGGCCGGTTGCTTCGAGCTTGCCCGTGAAATCATGGCGAGCCGCCGCGTCAAGCCGAGCCTGGCGATGGTCGATGCCCTAGCCGCATCAGGCGGTATCGCGCTCGGCGTCGCGCCAACGGCCATCTATGCCATCCCGTCCGCACGAATCGGCTCCATCGGTGTCTATCGGATGCACGTCAGCTATGAAGGCGCGTTGAAAGACGCAGGGATCAAGGTGACGTTCGCGGCGGCCGGAGACCACAAGGTCGATGGAAACCCCTATCAGGACTTGCCACAAGCCGTCCTCGACGAATGGCGCGAAAGCGCCGGAAAGACCTGGGATGATTTCATTTCCCTGGTAGCTGAAGCACGCGAGATGTCCGAGGACGACGTGCGCGCCACGCAAGCCCGTGTTTACCGCGCGGACGAAGCCCTTGCCAAAGGGTTAATCAATGCGGTAAAGACCCCGACTGAAGCCGTCGCGGCGTTCCTTGCCGAACTGGCCGAAGATGACCCCTCCTTTGACGATGAAGAGGACAATACCATGGCAGAACAGAAGCCGAAGGAAGTTACTTCCGGCCTCACCGAAGCCGACATCCAGCGGATCGCAACCATCGCGGCTGAAGCTGGTGCCAAGGCAGCGGCGACCGTCGCTTCCAACATCGAACGCAAGCAGACCATCCGCGATCATGCGGCAGCCATCGGCCCCCAAGCCGCCGCGCTCGCCAAGACGCTGATCGACAACGAGAACCTGTCGGCGGATGACGCCATCGGTATGCTCGACGCCGCGTTCGGCAAGCAAAAGGCCAAGGCCACTGCGCCCAAGGGTAAGCAGAAGATCGCCGATCCCGAAGACGCGGACGACGATGCCGATGAAGATGACGACGCGGACGACACTGACACCGACGAAGACGACGACTCGGACGATGAAGGTGAAGAAGCCGCTCGGTCGGCCCGTAAGCGCGGCAAGGACAACGTGAATCACTTCGACAGGGCCATGGGCAAGTCGAAGCACCCCAACGCAGGCGGCGGCAAAGCCAAAGGCGGCGGGGACGATCAGCGCGGCGGACCGAAGGTCAATCCCCTTTTGGCGGACCACGCCAAAGTCACCGGAGCCGACTGGTCGCAGAAGGCCCTCAAGCACTGATCGGCCACGGTCAGCGATACAACCCTTAACGGGCCGGAGGCCCAAGAAGGAGAATGAATATGGACGGACTGGCTGGTGGCCTCAACTTGGAAGGCACCTTCACCCCGATCCAGCTTTGGGCTGGTGAACCGAACGGTCAGACTACGCAGGGCACTTGCGCCGCAGGCCACGTCTTCGGTCTGAAGAACTCGCGCGGCGAAACCTACAAGTTCCCTGTCGTTGCCCTGGTCGCGGGTCTCTTGGTTCCGTGGAACCCTCTCGCCGACTCAAATGTTCCCGACGCCTACGCGACGGGCACGATCACCTTCTCGGTTGCTGTGCCGAGCGAGGACGAGACCGTCACGATCAACGGCAAAGTCATCACCTTCAAGGTGGCGGCGGACCCTGATGAGGACGAAGTGACTATCGGCGCGACCCTTACCGAAACGGCCGAGAACCTGGTGGCGTTTATCAATGCGCACCGCATGGAGTTCGACGTCGAGGACGGCAACGGGATTATCGCAACCAATGCCGCAGGCGTGGTCACGGTGAAGTCGGCTGGCGTGGCAGGCAATGCGGTCACGCTGGCGGAAGCTGGCGATAACATCGCGGTCAGCGGTGCCACCCTCTCGGGCGGTACGGACAGCGACGCCGAGGCCGGGGGCGCTCGTGTCCCCTACGGCATCCTGCCGCATGCGCTGGACACCACGGCAGACGGCTACAATGCCGCCGTGGATACGCCGGTCTTCATCTCCGGCCACCCCAGCTTCGACGCGCTCCACCTTCCGGACGGCACAACGTACCAGGAAGTCAAGGCCGCTTTCGCTGGCACCATGATTAACGTCCAGAAGCTTCTCTGAAGCGCCGCCTGGCCAAATAGAAGAAAGGAATAAGTCAATGGCATTTGACCTTTACGGCACGGCGGAGATGCTGGATGTCCTTCGGGTCACTCCGGTTGAGTCCGCCTACTGGCTGGACGGCTGGTTTAATAGCGCCCGTCAGTTCGACACGGCCGAGATCATGTTCGACAAGCTGAAGACCGTGCGCAGACTCGCGCCGTTCGTCAGCCCGGTCGTACAGGGTCGCGTCATGAAGTCACGCGGGTTCGAGACCTTCAGCTTCGCTCCGGCCTATGTGAAGCCGAAGCACGTTGTCGATCCCAACCGGCAGTTTAACCGTCGTCCTGGCGAGATTCCCGGTATTGGTTCCAGCACCCCGGCCGCTCGCTGGAATGCGGCTATCGCCGAGAACTTGTCCGAGGAACGCGAAAGCATCCTGCGCCGGGAAAACTGGATGGCCGCCATGGCGGTGATCCACGGCAAGGTGACGATCACGGGCGAGGACTACCCGACACAGGTGGTGGACTTCCGCCGCAACGCCGGTCTGACCCGCGTCCTCACCACCACCGCGCGTTGGGGTGAATCGGCCGCCGATCCGCTGAAAGACGTCGCCGAGCTTCGTACCCTGTCTTTCCAGGAAAGCGGATCGCCGATCTCGCGCCTGACGATGGGCTTGGGCGCCTTCGATCTCTTCTTCGAGGACACGAAGGTCCAGGCGTTGCTGAAGGGCCAGGAGATCGGAAACGTGCCGCGTACCAGCGACTCCACGTTATCGGCTCTCGGCTCACCGGGTCAGCCGTTCGAGTTCCGAGGCATCCTGCAAGGCGCGAACGGCCAGGGTCGTCTGGAGGTCTACACGTACAACGAGCAGTACGAAGACGAGAACGACGTCACACAGTCGATCATGGACACTTATTCCGTGGTCGGGACGGGCAACAACGTGCGCGGCGTGCGTGCCTACGGTGCCATTCGCGATAAGCGTGCGGGCCTTCAGGCTCTTCCGCTCTTCCCGAAGATGTGGGACCAGGAAGACCCGTCGCTGACGTACACCATGACGCAGAGCGCGCCGCTCATGGTGCCTACCAACGTTGACAACACGTTCCACATCGTCGTCCACGACGGTCTGTAAGGAGGTGGGGGTGGCCTAACCGCCGCCCCTTCTCTTTCGGAAGTAACTTCCAGGAGATAGTAAATGGCCAAGACCACATTCATGATTGCGACCGGCGCTTCGGTTGTTATCGTCCGCGACGGCGAACGCAAGGTACTCGCGCCCGGTCAGGGGGCGGACTTCACCGAAGACGAGATCGCCAGCATCAGCAAGTCGGCTCCGGGATCGCTACGCAAGGCGGTAAACGAAGGCGTTTCCGCCAAGACGGTGGCACCTGCCACCACCACCGATGACGACGGAAGCGAACTTGCGACCAAGAAGTCCCCGACCAAGAAGCCCGTCGCAGCGAAGAAGCCCGTCGCAGCGAAGAAGCCTGACGCGGACGACGATGCCGACGAAGACGAGGACATCTAACCGATGGGCCTCTCGGCCATCAAACAGGAAGCGAGGCTCGCCATTCAAGCACGAATGGGCGAGCCTTGCACCTATACAGACGGCGCGGACCCTACGGTGCCGACCGCCGAGCAAATCGCGTCGGGCCTGGGTCTGACCGCTCGATTCCACACCAAGTCGAAGGTTAATATCGGTGATGGCGACGGCCTCACGGTCATGGAGCCTATCGAGAAACTGATCTTCAATCAGACCGAACTGGATGCGTTAGGCTTGACGCCGCAGAACGGTGCGGAGATTCATTTTCCCGGATACGGGCTATCGGTGATCCTCGATCAAGAGCTTGATCCCGATGGGCCAGAGAACGTTTATTGGACCGTGACTCGTGTTTAGTTTTGACATCAGGCAAGTCCTTGACATCGAGAAGTTCCTTGTCAGCGTTCCAGACGTTACGCGACGCGCGGCGTCTTATGCCATGAATGATGTCTTGTCGGGACAAGGCCTTGCTCGATTCCGGAAAGCGGTAGCGGCCGAAGTGCAGTTCCCGGCCGGTTACGTCGATGACAAGATCACTTTCGCACAGCCTGCTACCCCTACGCGATTGGTCGCTTCTGTCGTTGGTCGCCAACGCCCTACCAGCCTGGCCCGGTTTGCGGTCGGTGGTACGGTTGGCGCGAAGGGCGGTGTAACCGTCCGGGTCAAAGGCAGTTCCACGTTCATGAAGGACGCCTTCCTGGTGCGTCTGCGCCAAGGCAATGCGCTGACCGACGACGGGTTCAATCTCGGCCTGGCTATCCGCCTGAAAGAAGGCATGACGTTGAATAAACGCGATACGAGTCGTATGGTTCATCTGGAGCAAAACGTGGTGCTACTCTACGGTCCCAGCGTAGACCAGATTCTCCGCAATGAAGCGGCCGAAGCAGAGACGCCGGAGATCGTGGGGGCAATCGCCACTGAGTTTTTCCGCCAATTTGCGAGGCTCGCGTGATGCCCGACTCCAAGCAACTTCGCGTCCTGAAGAAGTTAACCGCGCACCTGGAAGCAACTTCCGGGTACGAAGGCATAAAGTGCTATCGCGGCCTATTGGTGGTGTCCGCCAAGGAAGTCCAGGATTGCCTGTCGATCCTTGAAGCGCCGCGCCCTATCGTCGGGCAACCGGCAGGGCACCAAGGCTACAAGCGCCTGGAGACGTGGACTTTACTGGTCCAAGGCTGGCCGAAGGACGACAAGGAGAATCCTAGCGACCCCGCTTATGCGATGAAGGCCGCTGTCGAGCAGTGGTTGTACCGGATCATCGCGGTTAACGAGGCCGATGGCTTGCCGGTCTATCCGGACTTGTATCTGTTACAGGGCGACGTCGCCTCTTTAACCATAGGTCAGGGTGTGGTAAGGCCCCCTTCAGAGGAAGCTGCGTCGCGCCTGGCCATGTTCTATCTCCCGTTGATCCTGGAGATTATAACTGATGTCAGCAACCCCTATGGATAAGGGAGATTACAGATGGACGAAATGAACTATGTGGTTGGCCGGGGCCGACTGTTCTTCGGACAGTTCAAGACCGGCACGCGCACCGCACGCGGTCAGCTTTACTTCGGCAACACCCCAGCCCTTTCGCTGTCGCAGTCGGAAGATACGCTGGATCATTATTCCAGTGAAGGCGGCGTCCGTGTCAAGGATGCCAGCGTTTCGCTCCAGAATGATTCCAGTGGATCGTTCCAGTGCGACAACATCTCGCTTCCGAACTTGGCGCTTTGGTTCCGTGGCTATCAGGCCACCAACATCGAAGCGGGCAGCGGCTACGCGACCGGCACCTATACCTTCTCGACCGCCGTCCCGGTCGAAGGCGACACCGTGACCATCAACGGCCAGGAAATCACTTTCGTCGATGGCCCTGCCAGCGGCATGGAGATCGAAATCCCGGCGACCTTTGCCGAAGCGGCCACCGCCTTGGCGAATTTCGTTAACGATATGTCCGCGACTCTCGGTGTCACAGCGGGCGTAGCCGGGGCTGTCGTCACACTCACGGCGGTCGCACCTGGTGCGGCGGGCAACGCCATCACCACTACGGCCGTTTTCGCGACGCCAGCCAACATCACGGTCAGCGGTGCCACACTGTCGGGCGGTACGGACGCCACGGAAACACTCACGGATGTCGAACGCGGCCGGTGGTATCAGCTTGGCGTTGAATCGGCGCTGCCCCAGGGGGTCCTCCGTATTGGCACAGTGACGATCACTGGCGTTTCGGCTGACAGCTTCACCATCGACGCAGACGCCGGTCGTATCTTCATAAAGGAAGACGCGGCCGACATCGTGGATGGCGACGATCTTGAAGTCTTCTACGGTGTCAAGGCGGGCGTTGATGACATCGTGGTTGCCCGTTCGGACAGCATTGAAGGCGAAATGGCCTTTATCGCCAACAACGCGGCCGGTGCGAACGACAACTATTTCTGGCCCTATGTCAAGTTGACGCCTGACGGCGACTTTGGCTTGAAGGGCGACGAATGGCTGAGCGTCACGTTCAACTTCGAGATTCTGAAGCGTGACTCGACGGTGGAACGTCAGTACATCACTCGCCGCCGCGCTGCTTGATCTTACAGCGGCTTTCGGGCATAAGCAGGGCGGCGATCTCAGGGTCGCCGCCCTTTTGCTATAGCGAGGATAGTATGACCTGGACCGACTACAAAATCCCCACAGTGATGATCGACACAGGCGACGGCCAAGAACGGCCGGTGCGCGGTCTGTCACTGGACGACATGAGCCAGTTGATCGTCAATCACCTGGACCCGATGATGGAGATCACCACGCTCTACATCCAGTCGCAGAAAGACGTACTTGCCGTCACCAACATGACTGACCTAGTGATGGTGGCTGTGCGATCCTTCCCTGATTTCATCTCGGAAGTTATTTCCGTCGTCACCGACACGCCGGAACTTCGCAAGGTACGACTCCCGGCCGGTCTCCAAATCAGGGTCATCCAGGCGAGCCTCAAGCTGACTATCGAGGACGCGGGTGGCTTGGGAAACCTTTTGGCGATACTTCAAAACGCCGTAAGGGCGGCCGTGGCGGGACGGGGCGAAGTGTCGCAAAAATTGCAGGCCATCCTCTCGCCGTCTTCTATTTCGGGTGCCGCGAAGACGCGAACTTCTTGATTGCGCAAGGGCACGTCCACGCGAGCCGATACCCGCTCGGCAAGCTGTGGTCGGAGAAAGAGATAACCAAGCGGAGAACGGACCACGAGTTAGCGAACCAGGCCACCGTCGATAAGGCATCACAAGCGGCGGTCCATGGGGGAAAAGAAGGTCACAGCCTTTTCAAGTCGGTGATTAGGCGACTGACCGGAGCGTAGGGAATAAAGCGAATGGCGGCTCTGTCGAAGCGCGACATCGAAATGATCTTCCGGGCGGAGACCGATGCCGCCCAAAGGCCGGTCAACGAACTAAGTTCGGACGTCAAGCGTTTGCGCCAGTCTCTCGAAGACCTGGTGAAGTCCAGTAGCAAGACCGACAAGAGCTTCGACGCGCTCACCAGTACCACGCGGGAACTGGAGAAGGCCCAACAGGAACTCGGTACAGCGCGCACCCTCTTGACGCAACTCAACGCGCAAGCATCGGCCGTAGAGCGCGCCGAGGCGGCCGTCGAGAAGGCGACAAAGAAGTATCAAGACCTGAAGACGCAGGTGGAGGCGTCCGAGACCCCAACGAAGCGCCTGACGACCTCTCTGGCGGCTGCCGAGCGTGGCCTGACAGCGAACAACGCCCGCCTTGACGAGGCCCGCAAGAACTACGCTGACGTCAAGGGCAGCATTGAAGGGATCATCGGTCCCGTTGATAACCTTCAGGACGCCTTCCGTACCGTCGCTGTGGCGCAGCGGGAGATCACCCAAGGCCTCGCCGTTGCCAAGGGATCGGTGGCCGGGTTCAAGGCGGAAATCGCCGAGACTAAGGTCGAAGCCGACCGCCTGGCACAAGTCGATGCTTTCCGTAAGATTGCAGCGGACTCGATGGCGGCCGGTACTGCCGCCGAACGGATAAAGACAAGCAACGAGGGTGCCACGACGTCGGCACAGCGGCTCGTTGACGCCATCCAAGGACTGGTCAATCCGGCCGCTGCCGCTGCCGGGACACTGGAGGGCATGGACGCCCGGCTCGATGCCGTGGTGCAGAAGATGTCGGGCGGTAAGATCACCGTCAACGAATGGGCACATCTGAATAATGAGCTTCAGTCGATCCAGGCCAATCTGATAAAGGCGTCGGCCGAAGTTGACAAGTTCACATCTCAACAGAGCCGCGTGGACGACGCAGCCGGGGCGTATGACCGGCAGGCGCAGAAGGTTCGCGAACTGGCAGCGGCCGAGGTCAGCGCCAGCACCAACGTTGAAGAACTGACGGCGGATATCCGGCGCGAGGAAGCTGCCTTGCAGAGCCTTGGTGTCGCCCTCGACCGCGAGACCGCCAAGTTGCGTGAGATGGGTGGCGCACTTCAGCGGGTCGGCGTGGACGCGAACAACCTCCCGGCCGCCATCCAGCGTATCGAGAACTCAGCGCGGCGGGCGGCTCCGGCGATCCAGAAAGTGTCGAGTGTCTTGCGGCCGGGGGGCAAGGGCGCATTTCTTGGACTCGATCCCTTCCAGCTTCAGAACCTCAGTTACCAGGTCAATGACGTGTTCACCGGCCTGGCCAGTGGCCAGCCGCCATTCCAGGTGTTCGCGCAACAGGCCGGTCAAATCGTTCAGATTTTCCCCGGCATTATTTCAGGCTTCGCACGCTGGCTGCCATTGATCGCGCCGGTCGCTGTCGCCATCGGTGTCTTGGCAGGCGCGATCAGCGAAGCCAATACCCAACTTAAAATCCTGCGAACAGCCAATACGGTTCTGTCGTCATTAGGCGAGACGAACGGCTACGACGCGGCCACGTTCAAGCAGATCGTAGCGGACTTCCGCGCTATCGGTGTATCCGCCGAAGAGGCGATGGAGTCAGCAAAGACCTTCGTGAAAGAGGGCTTGAACCCGGCTGCCGTCAATGATTATGTGATCGCAGCCAAGAACCTCGCCGACGTCCAGGGTATCGACGTAAAGACCGCCACAGAGGAACTTACCAAGGCGTTCACGTCCGGCGCGGATGAAGTCATCAAGCTCGACGACAAATATCATTTCCTGACAGATACACAGCGCGAGAATTTGATCGCGTCGAAAGACACCAAGGACGAATACGGCGAAGTCAATAAAGCGTTCACCGCTCTCTATGGTAAGATGCAGGATGCCGCTGAAGATTCTAGAGGTCCTTTCACCGAAGCAGCCAATTCGCTCCGCATAGCGTGGCGGGAACTACTTGAAGTCTTCGCCGACACTGGCGCTATCGACACGATCAACGACAAGATATCCAAAGCCATTATCGGCTTCGGGTTCCTTATCAACGTGGCCAAGCGGTTCGTCGCACAACAGTCGCAGAACGCAGGCAAGCGACTTGACGATCCGACCCGTGATAATAGCAGCGTGTTCGCGACGGCGTGGCAGGACTCACTGGATCAACTGGCAGCGTCGCGCCGGTCAACAACCCGTGCGCAGCAATCGCCCGGCGCTGATGCCGGAGCCGGGTCACGCGGTCGTCAGCGCGAACGCGAAGAGGATGCCGAGAAAGCGCGTAAAGACGCGGAGAAGGCAGGCAAGAAGGCTGCCCGCGAGGCGGAGGCGGAGGCCAAGCGCCGGAAACGGCAAGCAGAACAACTCGCGCGTCAGTACGAGAACGAACAAGACCAGCTTTCAGCCGCGTTGAGCCGTGCCACTGCACAGGCCATGCGCGGTACGCAAGCGCCCCTTCAGCAACAACTCGAACTCGCGCAGCAAGCGGTGGACGAGCAGTTCAAGGCGTTGGAAGACCGCCTGGCCGAGTTCCGCGCGAAGTTCGGGGCCGACGCCAAGATCAACGGCATGTCGCAGACGGACTACGCTTCCGCACTGGCGGCACAGAAACAACAGCTTGCGCTCAACAAGCAACTCGGCGTCTATGAATCGAATATCAATGACCTCCTGAAGTCCCGCAACGAGCGGCTGAAGGCGATCAAGGAGTCGCAGGACGCCGGGTTGCTGTCCGCGCAACAGGCGCTCGACAAGACCGCCGAAGTTACTTCCGACATGGGGCCGCAGATTGACGCAGCGGTCCAAGCCGCGCGCCGGTTCATAGCCGCGCTGACGCCGAGTGCCGAGACAAGAGCACTCCTGGACAAGTTCGACCGGATACAGGCGCAGAGCAGTGGGCCACAGGGACAGCAGACGGTCGTTCGCGCTCAAGCGCAAGCCGGGCTGGACTCAGAAGAACAGAAACTCAACGATATCTTCCAGCGCCGCGCATCACTGATCGAAGCGGCCAACCGGCTGTACGATATCGGCGCGATCAATTTCAGCGACAAGGAAGCCCGGATAAAATCGGCCTACGAGTCGACCAATGGCGCGCTGAAAGAACAGATATTGCTTCTCCAGCAGTACCTCGAAGCCAACCGTAATCTGTTCCCGCCTGAAGTCTATGAGAGAGCCATCGCCGATCTCCAGGCGTACAATGCGGAATTGCGCCACACCGATACACTGACCAGGGCGGTCAAGCAGTCGGCGGAACAAGCCATCGCGGGTGGCATCATGACGATGTTCGACACACTTGCGCAAGGTATAGCGAATATCATTACAGGGGCCGGGTCGCTGAAGGACTTGTTCTCCAATCTCGGCCGCGCCGCGCTTAGCTTTGCTGCGACATTTGCCAAGGCCATAGCCGACGCGATCATACAGATTTATGCGTTGCGGATCGCGAAGAGCTTGATCGGAGGTTTCCACGGCGGCGGCACGGTCGGCGACTATGGCAGCGGTCAGATGAAGCTGTCACGGAACGTCGGTATGCCCGATCTCTCCGGCGTGCCGCGCTACCACAACGGTACGCAAGGCGCTGGCCTGAAATCGAATGAGATGCTGGCCGTCCTAGAGAAGGGTGAGAAGGTCACGACCAAGGAACAACAGCGTCTCGAAAAGAACCGTCTCGCCGCTGCCGAGAAGGGCGGCGGGAGCTTGCGCCAAGTACTCGCCTTTGGTGACGACCAGGTTGCGGCAGCGATGCAGGGCAACGCCGGAGAACGCACGACCGTCACCCACATCCGGCGCAACGTCCCGATGATTAAACAGTTGTTGAAGGACTAGAATGGAACCGGGATTCCCTGTCTGGAGCATACGGCCGAACTGGCGGGATGGCGTGTTGGAGCGGCTGGAGTGGCTGACCGACGTGCTGAGATCGTCCACGGGTGTCGAGCAGCGCCGCGCACTGCGTCTATCGCCGCGCCGGTACGTCGAGATCACGGTAAACCCCACGCGCAATGAACGGTCTTTTCTCGACTTGACGATGCACAGGATGGGTAGCGACGAATGGCTGTTCCCGTTGTGGTTCGACCAAGGGAAGCTATCGGCCGACGCGGCGCTTGGTGCGGTGAGGGTGGACTTCGACAACACCTATCGCGAGTTCCTGACAGGCGGGTTCGCCTTACTCTACCAAGATGCGTTCACTTGGGAAGTTATTTCCATCAGCGGGCAGGACGATACAGGCTTGGACCTGGACGTGGTGCTCGACGGCCCTTGGTCGGCAGGGACGAAGGTCTATCCACTGCGCAAGGCATACCTGTCAACGGATACGTCCCTGGACGCCTTGACGACGACCGTGGGCGAGTCTGTGTTGTTGTTCCAAGTGATCGAGCCGAACGACTACACCGCGACCTCTCCGGCTGACCTGACATTCGAAACAATCCCGGTTATCGTCACGCCGCCGAACCGCTCTCAGACGATATCGACACAGCACGTCCGGATGTCGTCCGAGCGGGATAACTCCACAGGCATACCCTATCGAACCGACCCGGCCGGAAGGGCTTTCCAAGTCCAAAGTCATAGCTGGTTGAAGCAAGGCCGCCAGGCACAAGCCGAGTTCCGTGAGATGCTATACTGGCTTCGCGGCCGTCAACGCGCTGTGTGGCTGCCGTCTTTCAACGATGATCTCGTTGTCAGCCGGGACAGCGCGATTGCGTCTGTCAACCTTGACATCGAGGACATTGGATACACATACGCCGGAAGCGGCGTCGCCATCCCCGGCCGAGACGTCGTGCTTATCAATGGCAGCACACCGGCCAGGGTGACGGAACTTGGTGCGCCGCAGTCCGCTACAGAAGAGCGCCTGCGTATCGGTGCGGGGTTGGCCGCCGCAGTGGTTGCGGGGGATACGGGTAGCTTCATGTCTACGGTGCGGTTGAACCAGGACGTCGTGGAACTTATGCACCACACCGATTCAGACGGCCCGTTGGAATGCTCACTGACGTTCCAGAGCTTTAAGAACTCGCGTGATGCCTCCGGCACGATATACCTTCCGATCCCTGAAACCGAGATGGATGACTTCCCTTGCGGGCTGGAACTGGTGTCGATTGTCAACGTGGACGCGGACGTCCATGGCGGCAGCACGGCCACGTCGATGTTGGCGAACGGGATTACGGTCTCCGGCTTCGATCCGAGCGATGTGCTCTACTTGACACTCCCGCTCGGTCAGACATTCGTGGCCTGGTCGCCGTGGGGCGACCCCTCGCCCGCGAACCTTGGCAGCAGCGGCGCACGTAATGTATTTTGGGCCGTTGCGGATAATAACCCATCACAGGTCTTTGTCCTAGGCGACGAGCCTCCAGACGACCCTTACATCTATGACGGATACGAAGCGGCCCGCCAAGCTTTCGGCGTCAGGACGCTAACAGGTTACTCCACTTACACGTTCGGCATCATTGATTCGCCTCTTGGAGATAACTCTGGTGGCCTATCTATCAGGATCGACAAGTAGCCATGGCTTTCAACGACGCAGAGATCAGCACGCAAGACGGCCAACCGATAGCGTTTTACCTCCTGCAATGGGGCGCGACGGTATGGGCCTACACGTCTGCCGACCGCAACATCACACGCAGCGAGATAATCGGCGGAGTACCTACGGACGTTGAATACCTGGCGGTGGCTGTATCAGACAAGGGCATGGTGCAAGGCGGATCATCGTCTAACGATTTCACGATGGACTGTCCAGCGAACTTGCCGATTGTCGATCTCTTCCGGGGCACCCCTCCGAGCAAGTCCATATGGATGACGGTTCGTCGCAAGCATCAAGCCGAGGCTGACGCTCCGATCTACTGGATCGGCACAGTTAACAACGTGAAGCGGTTAGGGGACGCGGATGCCCAAGTGATAGGTAAGCCGCTGACGGCATCGTTCAAACGCACCGGTCTGCGCCTTTGCTGGACGCGGGAGTGCCCACACTTCCTGTACGACCCCGGTTGCAAGGTCGATCCAGAGGACTTCCGCGTGGACGCTGTTATCGGCTCTCTTACGGGAAACACCGTGACGCTTGACACCGTGGGCGGAAACCCTGATGGCTGGTTTAACGGCGGTTTTATTTCGTGGGCCATCAATTTAGACGGCACCACGGAACAGCGCATGATAGAGTCGCATACTGGTCTAGTCCTGACCATGCTCGGATTGACGGATGGCATGACTGTCGGCGATGCAGTCGCCATCTATCCAGGATGTGACCGCACGCCGAACACATGCCAGAGCAAATTCAACAACCTCGCGAACGACGGTAGTTTCAGCTTCATGCCGGGGCAAACGCCGTTCGGGACGTTGATCTTTTAGGAGCTAGACCAATGCCGATGTTTGCTTGGGCGTTGATCGCGATGGTGGCGAGTTACGTCATCACGGCCCTGACTATGAAGGTGCCCAAGCCGCAAGGTCCTGCATCGCTGGAAGACTTCGACATCCCGCAGATAGACGAAGGAACGCCACATGCAGTTGTCTTCGGGGACGTGTGGCTGGAAGGATGGTTCGTTCTCTGGTATGGCAACTATCGGACGACCAAAATAAAGTCGAAGGGCAAGAAGTGATGACGGAAGTAACTTCCGAACCTCGTGTATTCATGCGACATCTTCGGGCTGCCGGACTCTGCGCCGACTCCAAGATATGGTGGAAGGACAACGGCCTTGACTGGAGGGATTTCGTCAAGAACGGCATACCAGGCGAGACACTGATAGCCACAGGCGACCCGTTGGCCTTGAAGCCAGTAATAGCAGCGAGGGCGGAGCGCGATGGGCAGTAAAAAGAAGACCATAGGCTACCGCTATTTCATGGCGATCTTGAGCGGCCTTTGCCGTGGTCCTATCAACGAGTTCGTGGAGTGGAAGGCGGCCGACAAGACCGCATGGACAGGGCCTATCACCACTAACACCCTGTCTTCTGTGAACAAGCCCAATCTGTTCGGCGGCGAGAAGAAAGAAGGGGGTCTGCAAGGCCCGTTCTATTTGGCTATGGGGGGCGACACGCAAGTTTACCCCGGCGCGCAAGGATCGCTTCCCGACGTCAAGACGTCCATCGGGACAGGTCTCGTGTCCGAGTTCCGGGGCGTAGTGACCTTGTGGTTCGACGGTCTAGTATCCGCCATGAACCCTTACATCAAGGAGTGGAAGTTCCGCGTTCGGCGATGGGATAAAGGCTGGTGGCAAGATAATCCATGGTATCCGGCCAAGTCTGTGATCTACCTTAGCGGTGGTCAGATCAAAGCCATGAACGGCGCGCACATGATCTATGAGTGCTGTACTAATCCACAGTGGGGCCGGGGCCTTCCGGCGACGCAACTGGACGAGAATAGCTTCATCGCGGCTGCAAATACTCTGTGCGCAGAGACCTTCGGCCTCTGCCTAGCGTGGTATCGGAAGGAAGATATCGACGTATTCATCAACAAGATTTTAGACCTGATAGGCGGCGTGCTCTATACGGATCGCGAGACAGGTCTTGTCGTGCTTCGCTTGATACGCGACGACTATGACCCCGACGACCTTCCTCTGTTCACGCCTGATAGCGGTCTACTAGACATCAAGGAGGACGATTCAGGATCGACTGATTCCTCGTACAACGAAGTCATTGGTACAGGCCGCGATCCCATCACTAACCAGGATTTCCAGATGCGAGCACAGAACCTTGCATCTTTCCAGGCGCAGCAATCAGTGTCCTCTCTTGACCAGGATTATCGTGGCATCCCGACGAAGGAACTTCTCGGCCGGGTGGTGCTCCGCGATATGCGGGCTAACGCGGTCGGCTTGAAGCGGTACACGGTCGTCCTGGACCGTCGTGCATGGCGCTTGGCTCCCGGTATGCCTTTCCGGGTTAGCGATCCGAACCGGGGCGTGAGCAACATTGTGTTGCGCGCCGGAGAGATCGACGATGGCGACATGATAAACGGGCGGATCACAGCCAAGACGGTGCAAGACGTCTTCGGCCTGCCGTCCACCAGTTACGTCGTGCCGTCCGAACCCGGTTGGACCCCGCCCCCGACTGTAGCCCTGCCAGCAGCAGAAGAGCGCCTTGTCGAGGCCAGCTACCGCGATATCTATAGGATCGTTGGTTCGGGCGATGCCGAGACGGCTCCGGTAGACGCTGCGTACATAGGTCAGCTTGCTATTGCGCCGAACACCACAAGTTATCAGTACGACCTAGCCACGAAAGCGGATGGCGAACCAGACTATGAAGTACAGGCGACGGGGAGCTTCACCGGCAACGCCAAGTTAACGGCCGACATCTCGGAGACGGAAACGTCTGTCGTACTCTCCGATCTCCAGTCATTCAGCGTGGATAATCTCGGCGAGGCCATGTACTTGGGCGATGAACTGGTGCGTCTCGATGCCCTTGATGAAGGCACCAGCACCGCTACCATTGCGCGGGGCGTAGGCGATACGATACCTCAACCACATTCAGCCGACGACATACTCTGGACTATTGATGACGATCTCATAAACGATGGTCGCGTCTATACCGAAGGAGAGACGGTCTTCGCCAAGGTGCTGACCCGCATATCGTCTGATGTACTCGACTTGGCTGATGCGACGGAACAGTCCTTGGTCATGGTAGCGCGCCAAGGGCGGCCGTATCCTCCTTCAGACGTCAAGGTTGACGGAACCAGCATATACTCGTTGACCGGAGAGCACGGGGAGCCAGTGCTGACATGGGGCACGCGGAACCGGATTACGCAGGCTGACCAGCTTGTAAGCCATTCGGAGGCCAGTGTTGCACCAGAGGCCGGGACGACCTACAACATTCGAGTCTACGATCCCACTGATCTAGTCACCCCGTTGCGCACGGTTACAGGCTTGAGCGCGACGACTTGGACTTACGACGCCACGATGCAGGCGGCAGACAACCCGCCATCTTACGTCTTTATGGAATTGGAGAGCGAGAGAGATGGCATCGTATCTTGGCAACACTATCACTTCCGAGTTATCTTGCAGTCCGGTTGGGGTTACGGTTGGGGCCTCAATTGGGGCGGGACATCATGACGGAAGTAACTTCGGAGAATTAACATGGTAGCACGGACACTTCCGAATCTCGGCTTGAAAGCCTTCTACGATCTTGGCGAGGACGGTTGGAAAGATGACCAAGATTTAGGGTTGTTGAAGCTTTCCGTCCTTGTGCAAGCCGGGGTGATAAGCAAGGTCAGCGCGGAGCCAGGAGCGCCTTCGGATGGCGACGTTCACATCTTGGATGAGACTCACGGGACGCGTCCCAACGAGATCGCAATCCGGGATGACGGAGCGTGGGTCTACGTCGTGCCTCTGGAAGGCTGGCTGGTATACAACCGCACCGCCAACTATTTCGAGAAATTCGACGGCAGTGTATGGGCCGAGTTCGCGGCAGGTGGCGGAGCTTCGTACCCCGCCGTCGTGACGATCAGTGGGACGAGTCAAAACCTACTAGCTTCGCACGCAGGGCAATACCTCCGGTTCACCAACGCAGCCGCCAAGACGCTTACCGTACAGGATGACGCCGACGAGGCATTGGCCGCCGACACTGAGTACCATATACGAAACGTCGGCGCTGCCGATCTCACCATCGTCGAAGACACCGCAGTAACGGTCAACCCGCCGAACGGCGGAACCCTTGTCATACCGAGTGGGGGGACGGCGACTTTGAAGCGCGTCGCGACTGATGAATTTGACCTTATGGGCCAGGTGGTGGCGGCATGATTCCGGGGATCATAGCGGGAGCGGTGTTCGGAGTTGCTGGTGCGCCATCCCCAATTCTTGTCACGGAAGACCAATACTTCTATCATGTCAGCTTCCAGGCTGATGCTACCGGTCAAGGAGATGGAACAGCATACACAACAGATGAAAGTCGTTATGGGCATACGTTG